GACTAACCTATATTTTGGTTAGCCATAACCCCCAGGCTTGGAGACCTGGTCTAAAAAGACATAGAGAATTTGAATTCTTTCAATTTCATTTCTCTGTATGTTCCTTTTTCAATACTCCTAAGATCCATCAATGTTTTCTCTAAATTTCCTTGTACTTTTCCATAAAGTGCTTGGATGTTATCAAAATTTTCTTTCGAAAATTCTGATTCAGTTGCTAAGGACTTTTTAAGTTCTTTACAACCATTTAGGAAAACCTTACCATAACTTACTACTTCTAGAACTTTGTTTCTATTAGTTAATAAGTTATTTAAGTCTAAACTTATCAATTCGTCAATTAATTTGATTGGCGAATCAAAACCTAATTCATAAAATTTATCATTCAATGAATTAGCATGGTTTAGAATTGATAGAAATATTGGATTATCTTTTAATTCATTAACATCTTTTAAATTAAAATATTCAACATATTTTGTTTTCAAGATATTAATATAATTATCAAGATTATCCATATATTGTGATCCCAATACTTTAGTTCCCTTTAATATAATGCTATGAATTTCTTCATGGACTACATTTGAAGGGGGAATTTGGTAAAGATCACTATTTAAGTATTTTATTATTATAGATCTATATCTATCATAATTAAAATACCCAAAACGGTAATCTAACCCTAAAGTATATAATTCAAGCTTATTTTTAAAGTGTTTACTTTTAAAAGGAGTCAATCTTTTTACATAATTTTTATGTAAGAACTTTGATCCTATTTTTATGTATTCACTATAAAAATTAGTTAATAAGTCGCTTAGATTCAACTTCACTAGATATCTATTATTTTTTATCTTAAAATAGCTATATAGGAAAGTTATTACAATAAATGGATTTTTAATATTATTAATTATTCCATTCATTGGTAATCCAGTAACTTCATTATCTTTTGTTATTCATCTCTTAGCAAATTCATATGTATCATTAGATACATGTGTTTTGTTTATCGAGATGTCAACATCTAAATAATTACATCATTTAATATACCTTTTGGCAATTTCATTGTGTTTTATAACAATGTCATCACCTAAAAGTATATATTGATTGAAATTATTTACACCTTCTAATTTTGCACATCAGTGCACTAATAGATGGTGAGATAATGTGAATGCTGCTCAAGAAGAGTACGACCCCATAGGTTGACCAACTGTATAATTTATATAGTTGTTCTCCCTAGTAAGGAAGTTTCTATTCTTAAGTAGATTCATTCAACTATTAGCAAGAATCTCACTATCATACATTTCTCTAATTAATCTTTTTTGAAGAATAATTGGAAATCTGTCTGTAGCAGAGGAGAGATCAAGAGAATAAAACTTGTGATTATTGTTATAATCTCAAGAATTAAAAGGATCTTGTGTAAATGTCCTATCTTGTTTAAAATTTTTTAACTTATTAAGAATTTTATTATGGATAGGTCTTAAGAATAATTGGCTAAAGTAATCTACTATAGCAACTATTCTTAATTTACATTCAGGATCATATATAAAAGATAGTCTACCAACAGAAAAATCTTTCTGTAGTATTCTTAATTTTATTGATGATCATGCTTTTTCTTGCATATCCTTTAAGTATTTTAAACCATTAGTATCAGTTAAGTCTCCTAATCAAGATATTTCTTGACTAGAAAGGTTAACTATACTTTTTAAACTTGTTAAAGTTGCAAGACCACTTGGTCCTGCTTTAGTTGATAAATAAATTGATGATTTATCAAATTTATTTTGACTAAGCTTTAACTTGTTTTGTTTTACGAATTCTTTAATAAAACCAGTTGGAATAATTTTTATATTTTTCCCATTTGGTTTTGTTATTGATTCGTAATCCGGTTTTAATTTACTTTTCTCTTTGTTATTTAATTTAAGGGTTCTTGGTAATAAAACTATTGTTAGAAGAAATTTTCTACTTTCAATAGAACCATTAGCAAGTTCCTTTAATTTAAATAACCTCTTAGGTCAACCATCTTTATCAAGTCCGATATACAAGTTATTACTATATAGTGG